CTAAAAGCTCCGTTTGCTTGGGTGGGTGGTAAAAACTATTTAGCTAAAGAAATCATCGCTTTAATGCCTGAGCATAAAAGCTATATTGAAGTCTTTGGAGGAGCTTTAAGTGTTTTTTATCAAAAAAGTGCTTCAAAAATAGAAGTCATTAATGACATTAACGACGAGCTTATTAATTTACATCTTTGTATAAGAAACAAACCCCAAAGCCTAGCAAATGTGCTTAATTCTATGATAATAAGTAGAAAAATCTTTCATATGCTTAAAAATAAAGAAATTAAGCCAAGAAATGACTTAGAAAGGGCTGCTTTTTATTTTTATCTTATCAGTACTTCTTTTGGTTCAAGTATGGGACAATTTGCTATGAGTAAACAAAGAGCACCAAAGAGATTATGTAGGGATTTTAGCTTACATACAAAAAGACTTAAAAATGCCAGTATTGAAAATAAAAGCTTTGAATATATTTTAAAAGAATATGATTATAATGAAGCTTTGTTTTATTTAGATCCACCTTATGTAGGGACTGAGAATTATTATAAAAACACAGGAGGTTTTGGGCTAAAAGAACATGAACTTTTATGTAATTTGCTTAAAAATATCAAGGGTAAATTTATGCTTTCTTATAATGATTGTGAGCTTATAAGAAAGCTTTATAAAGATTTTAATATTAAGGAATTAAAAGTAAGGTATTCTTTAAATAATAATGTTTTAAAAAGAAAAGAAAGTAAAGAGCTTTTGATTATGAATTTTTAAAAGCTAAGAGAGTAAAAATACTCTCTTTTATTTTAGTAAAGAGCTTAAAAACTTTAGAGCTTCTTTGCTAAAATCTTTATTGCTTTCTTCTAGATACTCTTTATCTAAAATAGCACCGTATTTTAATAAAAGTAAAATCGCTCCAAAATTATTATGAGTTATTGCATAAAACATAGGTTCTTCGCCCATGCATTCTTTAGTTGCACTCATACCATTTTTAAGATATTCTAAAACAAGTTCATTGTTATGGTTGCAAATTGCGTTTATAAAAGTCTTGCTAAAACCTTTTTTGATATCTACTATTACTTTACTCATCTTATCTCCTTTTGTTTTGATAAGACAAGATTAGCTTTGCTTGGCTGAATGTGTGCTGTTGTTTGACATCTTTTTGAAATCAATTTGTATTAACCCAATCTTGCACCACATTTAATAAATGATTATAATCACTACTCATGGCTTCTTTTTGAAAATTACTTATTTCTTCTTTGCTTACACCTGCTTTTTTTAAAGCCTTGCTTACTCTTGCTAGAATACTAAAAGCATTGCCATCTTCGCCAACTAATTTCACATAAACATTAGGATATTTCATCTTTTCTCCTTAAAATTCACAAAAGGTACTTTTTAATTCGTATCTTTGTTTTTCATCATTATATTTAACTACAAATTTTCTACCTATAATATATCTTTCAAACAAAGGAACTTGTATAAGACTTTTATCTTCATTCATCTCAAATCTTTTAGCGATTGAATAAGAGTTTATGCCCATATTATAAATAGTCATAAGCTCTAATATATTATCTCTAGCAAGATAATCTTTTTCTTTTAAAAGCTTTTTGTACAAAATCCTAAATTCACTCTCTAAATCTTGTATGATTTTTTCTTTTAATTCTTTATCGGTGTAATTTTTGATATCTTTCATGTTTATCTCCTTTTTCGATAGAACAACCTTGTGTTTTACACTCTCTGTGAGATTAGCTTGACTTAGCTTATTGTGTACTGTTACATCTTAGAAAGTTCTCCAATTACTACACCAATTAGTAAAAAATCTCCATTTTTATAAAATATATCTTTATATAAAGGATTTAAAGAGTGTAAAATCACTCCATCAACTTGTTTTAAAACTTGTTTTATAAAAAGTCCATCTCTAGTATTAATCACACAAATGCTTTTATTTTTAAAAGCCTTATTCCTATCTATTGCACAAATTGAACCATCTTTTATAAGTGGTTCCATACTCTCTCCATAACAAGTGATAAACTCACATTCTTTACTTCCAAAAAAGTTTAAAACCTTTTCATCGATGATTAAATCAGAGCTATCAATCAAATCATTTATACCACCTCCACCTAAACTTGCATTTGTTTTATAAAGCTTTAAAATTTTATATTTATTCTCACATTCTAATTGATCTTTTGGGGAACTTCCATAGAAGAAATAATTAATGCTTATATTTCTTTGATTTAAAAAGTTTAGGATTTGTGGATAAGGAATGGAGTTTCTAAATTTCATGGAATTAAAAGTATCAGGATGAATTCCTAGTTCTTTAGCTATATCTTTGGTTTTTAAATCACGCTTACCTTCACTTGCAAGTATATCTTTTAATTTTTCAATCACTTCTTGCATTTGCATTTTAAATCCTTTGATTTTAATTTCAAAGAATTTAAACATAAAATTTCAAAAAGCAATTAAAAACTTTTGATTTGAAAG